AACCTGCTTCAGTTAATTGCTTTGCATTTACGTCAGCCTGCTCGTACAGCATTTGCTGCATTTTGGTTTTGATTTCGTCGTATTTATCTTTTTGTTTGTCTAATTCTTCTGTTTGTTGTTTTTTTAATTTAGAAATATTTTCCTCAATTCTTAATTGCGCTTGAAATTTAAAAATTTCGTTCTCTCTAAGAGTAGTTTCCTCTAAATATCCACGCTGAGATGCAAGAAGTTTTTTCCTTCTTGGATCTTTTTCAAGTGCAACCTGTGCTCCCGCCTCCGAAAGCTTTACTGATCTTTCAATTTCTTTATTTGCAAGTTCATATTGCAGTTTTGCTACGCTTAAACTTTGCACTCCTGCAATATTTTTTCTTTCTTCTTCTTCGCGAATTTTTCTTTCAAGAACTGCAATATTTTTTAAATTACTTAAAATGTCATAATCACTTTTTGCTTTAAAATTAGCCATGTCTTGCAATATTTTATATTCTTTTTCCGTCATTCCCTTGGTTTCATCTCCCTTGGGATCTTGATAATTTGATGGTTTGTCAAGTTCTTTTCTTAATTTTTCTAATTCTTTATTTTTTTCTGTAGTAGATAATTGATTGTAACGCTCCCTGAATTTAGGGTCAAGAAAACCTAGAAGTCCTCTACTGCCTTGCTCTTTGGAAGCTTGTTCAAAAGCTTTTTGATTAGCTGCAATCTCAATAGCGCTTCTTTTTGATGATTCAATTGCAGCAGTCGCTAGATTTGCAAATTTTGTAATTAAATCTTGTATGCCGGCACCTACAGGTTTAAAAAATTCACCAAATGCAAGTTGCATTTTTTTCAATGCATTTTCCATTCTTGCGCCTGCTTCATCCGTTGAATTTGCCATTCTTTTGGCAGTTTCTGCGTATTGAGGCCCTAGCGCGGCAACAAATTTCATTAAATCATTAAGGCCAACAGTTCCTTGCTCAAGATCTTTTTGCAATTGCGGCAATGTTCTGCCAGTTGACTTAGCAAATAGTGCCACGGCGCCTGGGAGACGTTCTCCAAGCTGGCCGCTTAGCTCTTCTGCGCTAACCTTACCTTTACTGAACACTTGCGACATTGCAAGCAATGCGCTTTGTGTATCGGCTGTGCTACCGCCAGTAGCTTTAATTGCAGCAGTGACGTTTCTAAATACAAGATTTGCATCTTTTATATTGCCGCCTGCGCCTTTAACGGAAGCGGAAAGTCGAGTAAATGATCGAGTAGCGTCAAGAATTGGAACATTAAAATCTTGACTTATAGATTTAATGGCCTGCTGTGCTCTTGCGTATTCACTTGATGTACCAGTAACACCTTTTAAGGCAATGTTTAGCTTGCTAACTTCTGCCGCATATTCCGCTGTACTTACAACACTTTGCCGAACCAGCGCTGCAGTTGCCCCAATGCTGGCGCCCATTTGAGCGCCAGCTGGCCCGCCAAGTGCTGCACCCACGCCAGCGCCTACAGCCGCTTCAGGGCCGCCAAATATGCCGGCTGCAGCTACAATACCCGCGGATTGCCCAAATTCTTGTCGACGCTGTTGACGCCTACCACGCGCAGCAAGGCGCCTGTCGAAATCTGCAATTTGAGCATCAAATCCAGCCCTTTGTTCCTTTAGGTAAGCAGCTTGTTGCCTATTTTCTGCCTGAATTTCCAATTGATTATATTTTTCATTCAACTCAAGTCGTTCTACTCTTGCTCGTTGTTGCAATGAATATTGCTGATCCAACGAAGACCGCATTTGGTCAAGCGCTTGATTTGCTTGGCCGTAATTTAATTGTTGGGGACCGATCGGATTTGGATATGCATTTTCAACTTGGTTGCGCCAAAACTCGGGGTCATTGGTGCCAAAGGGCATTTGGCCATAGGCACCATAAGTGCGCCCCCTGCCCATGATTGCTTGGCCTGCATTGCCACCAGAAGCAATACCGCTGCTGGCGCTTTTAAATTGTGTTGCAGCTTGCGTTACAGAATTTAAGCGATTCTCTACGAGCTTGATATCTTGTGCAAACTGCCTGTATTCACTGCTTGCAATTGATGCTTGATCTTTAAGGCTTTTAAGTGTATTAACTGCTGAACGTAGATTATTCTCTGATGCATTTGATGCAGAACCAAGTGCTACCGCAGCATCACGTAATCTATTTAAATCTGATGCGGCGGGAGTTGCAGATCCTTGCAGGGATTTAATTGCAGACTTAAGACCCTCGACGTTTTCAACGCCACGGACTAAGGCTTCAATTCTAAATTGGGTATCAGCGCTAGCCATCGCGGTTCAATGCTCCAAGTGCTGCTGCTTCCATGACTTGGATGCCCTCCAGCATGGCTTGCGCGTCTTCTATTGAGTATAGTTCACAGAACCAGCGTAATGTCTCATATTTAAGCCCCACGTAGCCGCCCATGGTCACGTTCCATTGGGTTTGCATACGCAAAAACATCAGGACTATGTTCCAGTTTTCTTGCCACACCTCAAAATCTTCAGATACAGACGGCAGGCTTGGAGGGTTGATCCCCAAGCCTGCGGCGTCCTTTTCGGTCTCATCGACCACACTGCCGCCAGCCCAATGCTCGGCGGCTTCTGTTAGTTTTTTCGCTTAGCTCCTGTCAAGCTAGCGAAAAATGCTTCGACGATTGCCGCACCCACTAATGGCACGTTAAGCAGTTGGTCAAGCGCTGCAGTACTAAAGGGCACTTCTGCACCTTCAATGTCAGATACACCTTTCCAGCCAATTACCACTTCTTTAGAGAAGTCTGCATCGTTGGTGGTACCTTTGCCGTCAATTACTTCTTGGATTCGCGATTGCGAAAGCCTTTTCAGTTCAACGTCAAAAGTTTGCTTTTCAAACCGGCCACCATCTACTGGAAATTCGACGGTAACCGGCCAGGAATAGCTATCCGACTGCTTAAGAACAAATGCCATTGGGGATCAGGTGTAAGCGAGGGACAGTTCGTCGTTGCCGGCGGCGGTTGGAGTCGCCACATAAGGCAGGTTTAGCATTGCAATGCCGTTTAAGTCGGCATAGGATGCGTCCGCCAAATCTGACTGAGCCATCGTCAGCGTTGCAATGTTACCAGCAGTGGTGCCATGCTGGAACGAAATGCTACCGGTGGTTGAACCGGTGGACACCGTGAAATAATTCTTGGTGGCCAACAGCACGGCCTCAATCGACATGGTGCCAGCAGGCTTGCGGTCAGTAATCAGCACTTCCTTAGTGCCGCCAATCAACTCACGATAAACAATCTCGTTGCCAAGATTAAGATCGATTGATTGAAGGGCGCCGGAATAGCTGAATGCTGAGAAACTGGTGGTGTTGCCGTTTTTAAAGATCAGCGGTGTTGCTTGGTTGGCATAAGTTGGCGTAGCAAGCGCTGTATCGGTAGGAGCGTTATAGATCCCGGTCATCGTGAAGGCGATGGTGGGGATTGCTCCGACCTGGCCGTTGAGGGTAAATGTGCCGCGGGCGCCGGTCACAATGTGACGAATGCCATCCTCAAAGAAATAAATGGTGACCGAACTAAAGCTGGTGCTTACTGGCGCGTAGGTAACGCTAGTGGTGGCCACCACGGTCTCAGACAGCCCACAAGCCTTAAGCACGGGGCCATAGGCAGGTGCAGTACCAGCAGCGCCGGAGCCGGCAAGTTCAACCTCAAAGGTTACCTGCACACGGGTTTGTGCGAGTAACTGCTCGTAATTACCCAAATACGGGCGTATAAGTTCACGTTGAACTATGTCCGACTGAAGCGGCACGATATCCAAGTTCCGCACTAGGATCGCGTTAGCCGATCCAGTTGGTGTTGGGTCGGTGCCGTAAGTAGCTTCAGCCTTGGCTAGGATCAGCCGTTTCCGTGTTAGCAGAGCCATTGCTCAATTCCTCGGGTTGAGTGTTGGCCGGCTCTGTCCGCTCGATGAGCTTCCGCTTGCCGGTTTTGGAATCAAGAAGGTAAGAACCACCTTGGCCCCAATATTCATCCATCATGATAGCCATGATCAGCTCGCAAGATTTGCGACCGAAGTGCGGTAAAGCACTCGATAATCACACATTACCACGCCCGCTGGTTGATCTGCTTCAACGGTTTCAAATGTCACCCCAACTGGCTGAATGTCGATGGCATAGCCGCCAAGCGTAAGGTCAGCCATTAGTTTGCCGTGCAGGCTTTCAATTATTGGATCGGCAATTTGATCCGGGATGTTGCCGCGCACAATTACTGCAACACGAACGGTAAGGCTCCAATCCAGCGTGGGGAGGCTTGTGTTTTGGCTGGCCTGGTCGCTGATAGGTTCAACCACGATTGCAGGGCTTTCAGCGCGAGCT